TGCAGTGGGTTTGGTCGGGTATCGGTGGTTTGGGTGGATTTGTCGGTCTGCTTGGCGGCGGTTGCGGCGTCTTCGCCTTGTTCCAGACGGGCAAGTCGAATCTGCTCGCGAAGAAGGCGAACCGTATTGCGCAGGAAGCCAACAGGATCGCCGCTGACGCGAAGGGGGTCGCCGAGGAGGCCAACCGTCTTGCCGGCAAGGCGAACGAGATAAGCGCAGACGCGAATACGATCAGCCAGAGGGCGTTGAGCGTTACCGCGGATCAGACGGTCTACAAATGGCGGGGTGAATTCGATGGCGAATCGTCGACCGTCTTCCTGCTCAACGACTGCCCCCACGAAGCATCTGACGTTCACGTGTTCGTCCGTCACGAAGACCAGACCATCATGGACAGGATCGTCGATAAAGTACCCGCGTTCGGCGAGATCCCGCTCAAGGACGAGCTGTTCACGCAGAAGGTAGTCGAAGACCAGCGTTCCATCGACAGGCTCAACTCCAGTGCCGGGTTCGTCTACATCGGGGTCGGCGGGTATGACGTCACCGTCCATGTCGCCTACACCACTGAGCTCGGGAGCAGACGCAGCAATACGATCAAGCATCGCCTGACCGACGGCCAACGCCATTGAATCCTTGCTGGACATCATGCCACTCCTCCCAATGAGAGCAGGAAATTGAATACGAGGAACGTGATCACGACCATCACGATGACGAACACGATGGGGTGATCATCCAAGAGGCGCATGAACAGAAGGAAGACAGCCACTAATACGGCAACGATTGTCAAGGCCACGACGAACACGGATGCCGTGAACGGCAATGTTTCGATGTACTTCTCGACCATCACATCTTCTTGTGGTCTGGGGTATCCCTTCGCCGGGCTAGATTGGAAAGCGCCAACCAAGCAACCAGCCCAACGAAGGGAAGAATGAAATGGAGCCATTGGAAGAACGTTCGAGCAGTGAAACGGTCAGGGACGGGGAACGTCATACGCCATCGTGGTACGTTCACTTCAACGGACATCGGCTCGGGCCGGTCTCCGATGCGAAGTTCAAGAAGATGGCGGACACTCTCATGTCCATCGTCAGAGAGGGAAAGCACCACGGGCTCGCGTTCACTCTTCCTGAGGATGGCCGTGATGTCTGCTGCATCTGGACTCCCGGCGTCCCGATCAGCTTCAAAGAGGCTGACAGTGAATCTGAATGACATCACGCCATCTCGCTTTCGGCGAGCGCTGGAATGGTGTTTTCGGCGGTGTCGAGCTTCTCAGCCATGGCAATGATTGAGGACAGAGGACGATGCGTCACGCCCGCAATGCGGCGCAGCTCGTCAAAGTTAAAAACACCGACATTGATTTTGCGGTTTAACGTGTTCCGAGGAATTTCTGCCCGATCAGCGAGCATAACTTGTGTCATTCCTGACTCATTGAGGACCTGCTTTATTGCAATCCCTAAATGCCTGTTTTCAAGCAAATATTGTTTCATATGAGACATGATAAAACCAAGATTGCGCTCTTCAAAACACGGCGTGTCTCATATGAAACAAGAATGCTTCATATGTAAGTAAAATGTCTCACATGCCAACAGGAAAGAAGACCGCGACGATTGAATCAAAGGCGCTTTCAATCGCAATCAAGAGAGCTATGGCCGTACGTGATTTCAAGACACGATCACTGGCTATCGAATCGGGAGTGCCTTATGGCACCCTCCGACGCATCCTTGAGCTCAATACAGTCGCCGACTATGAACAACTCAGGAAGATTGCGGGAGCATTGCGCATGCCGCTCTCTTCCATCATCGCCGACGCCGAGCACCTTACAAAAGACGCAGGGGTCATCGAAGATTACCAAGCTACCGATAACCGAGAAACTTCGAGTGACCATGAGAACATCGACATCGACGCATGGGCCGACCGGATCAAGGCCGAAGATTCCATACACAATAATTAGTAGTCCACAGTCGCCGAATAAACAAAACGCCCCGGTCGCTCGTTATGAGCGCCGGGGTATTTTGTCATATCTCGTAGGCCTCTATGGTGAGGCTGGTGTAGTAGCGGCTAACGAGTATTTTCAATCGCTTGCCAACAAGTGGCTCAGATGCAAAGTATGCGGCCGTCGACCGCGCCGTGATTTCCGAGAGCAAGACACCTCCGCTTTTGAGTGCAAAGTGCGGTTTTGCCTGCGATCCTTCCGGCACCGGTAGCTGTTCGACAGTGGCCTCGAAAGCGATGAACCCTTCGTCGGGAATTCTAGGACCATTCCAGTTGTTCTCCGAGACGCGGAATATTGCCGTTGCGGCGACCACATCCGCTCCATATGCTTGTCGCTGTTCGTATTCCTTGAGCGAGGCGTTACCAGTTTCGCTTTCCTTCGCCTCTTCCAGCGTTGGCACCATGACGTAGATTTCGGGAACGCCTGTTTGGTACCATCCTTGGCGCATGGCCACGAGTTCCACATTTTTCGCGCCAGATTCAAGGATTGCACGAATGTGGATTACCGCGATGTGGTTGAAGAGAACGCCGAACGGTTTCCCTTTGTATTCGACCGCATACCCATCATCCACGCCGCTGCGCCATTGTCTTCCGTTAAGTCGACTTTTCAGCGTTATCGGACGGGTAACAACGCTGATTTTTTCGGCACGCCCCTCTTTGAGCTTGAGTATGGGGCGTGGGTCGTAGACGTAGATTGTGGCAGGGTATGAACCGGAGACGGTTTCGGTTTCCCGAGTCACCGACACTGACAGAGTTTTTGGCGGGATGATGATCGGCGACGGCGATATCGTCCTTGACAACGCAGAACTTTGTCCCGTTTCTCGACGAGCCGACACTAACGCTTCACCATCCTCTACCTCGACGCCGGCGAGCGCAGGCGATGTTTCATCATTGGGCTGTGCATGTCCGTGGTTTGCGCGTCCGTCCCAGTGACCATTGGCTGCTCGTTTTCGCTCGTGTTCGTTATCCTCGTCCAGCACGATGCTGGGGTCTTTTGCGGCCCTGGCGGCGCGTTGTTCGGCTCGAATCTTCTCGGGGTCGTGGATCATGTCGCCGACGACCCACAGCATCCATCCGACGAATGCGATGATTAGCGCGATTATGGTGCATGTCAGGAAATCGGTGCTCAATCCGCCAACGAAAATCAGCAGGGCGAATATCCATACTCCGATTGCCAGAATCCGGAATATGACCATACCGATGGTTCTGGGCATCGACGCCTTTCGCTTGGCCTGACGTTTTCCGGGCATCATGCCTCCAACCTCTTTGTTCGTTCGTCCGACTCGATGCGGCTATGTTTAGATTCTACCGCCGTCTTTTGGCATCATTCCGCCACTTCATCTGCCGACAGGGGTTTCGACCGCCATCGATACGCTGTCACGTTCCTTAAATCATCTATGACTATCCGCGGTCGCAGTTCAGGTCGGCATTGCGTTTCTGTATTCCGGTCGAATCGGTCGGCGGCATCACATAGCGCAAGACACAGTTCCTCGACGGATACGACGAGGCTGTACTCCGCGTTTTCCTCGTCGTCATGTTCCCACGTCTTGCCGAGTTTCGAACTCAGTCCAATACGCAATGAGAACGAGACGTGTTCAAGATTGACGTCATTCCGCATCAGCCTCCCTTGGTCATCCAACTCGTACAGGTATTTGGTCTCCATATTGGCATCGCCGTTGTGAAGCAGTTCGCAGCGCAGCTTGTAACATGCAAGGGCATCAAAGGCCGGCATCGGGTCCTTACCCATTCTTGAGCTAAGGGCATATCCACAGTATTGCCGGTACCAGTCCATGTATCTTTTCCCGACTTTTTTCTCTTCCGGAAAGGCAATCTGCCCGTAGGCATCCGGAATTGTGAGCGAAAGAGCTAGGGCGGCGCCATAGCATTCCGCCTGCAGCGTCTTCCTTACCTCATCGGCAAGGCTTATCTCCATAGGGTTCATCATCTGCGATGCAAGTCTTCTATTCTTCGTCGACATCATGCCTCCAACCTCGTTGTTCGTTCGGCCGGCTCGATGCGGCTTGTTTAGATTCTACCGCCGTATATACGGAATCGCCCCGGCCGCTCTTGCGAGCGCCGGGGCGGCTTCGGAGCATCGGTCAGTTGTCCGCTTGCCGAAATGTTTTTGAGCCGAATCCCATGGAGGCTCCTTGCTCTTTGAGCCCATCCGCCCATTGGTCTAGGAATCGGAATGGCACGTTGAGGCTGTTTTCGGCCTTGAACGTATCTATCCCTTTATTTGGGTCGGCCGGGTCTCCGTATCCGGCAACAATCATTTGCTTAAGTAGTATCGGATGCTCGTCACCGACGTGTACAGGCTCCTCTTTTCTCCATCCTCTCGCGCTAAGTTGGATTTGCAGCGATCGGGTTCTGTCCGCGTCGATTATTCCGAGGTTGCTCGCGCGACTGATCATCGATGATATGGACATGCCCCATCCTGCTTTGAGTCGCACCAAATCGGTGAGCATGAGGCGCTGTGGCATGATGAGCTTCGCGTCGTTTTGAGGCATGAGCAGAGCACCGGCGAATCGGTGAGCCTCCCTCTCCATTTCCCGATAGAGCTGGGGTCTGCGGTATCGATGCAGAATTAGGTGTCCGAGCTCGTGTGCGATGGTGAATCTGAGTCTGTCACCCGTATTGTTTTTCGCGCTGTATCCGATGGTCGGCATATCCTTGCAGTTCGGTTGCGTCACTCCGTCGCTGTTCAGGTGTGCGGTCTGTTTCGAGGCCAAGGCATGGAGCGGTGCCACCACGATGCCCATTTTTTCTATGGCGCGCGTGAGATTGGGGACGCTGCCGGATTCATTGAGTCCGAGATGAGTGCGGGTACTGTCTGCCAAGCGCTCTATGCGGCTTTGCTCCAGCTCATTTTCTCTTGGAGCTATGGCATCAATCCATGATGTTTTGGGTTGCAGCCTCAGCACCGAGGATAGCTTCTGCGCAACCGAGCGGAGCAGAGCATATTCCGCAGCAATGGCGTTTAGTTCTCCGACCGATGCGCTTGACGTATGGCGATACGTCAATTCAACAATAGGGACGGGCTGATCCTGGTCGAGGAAAAACGACAACGGGTAGTCGGTCGCCATTGAGATTCTGCGCGCGGCCTCATCGGTGAAATCGATTTGCCGGTTTTGCAGTTTACTGAGCGTTCCTTGAGCTATGCCGGTTTTTTCCGCGAGCTTTTTCTGGGTCATGCGTTCGACCTGGCGGAGCAGGATGACCCTGTCCGGATTATAGTTCACGTCTCTCTCCTTTTGTTTTTACCGCATTGAACTCTAGCAACCCACCTTCTCTTCGATTGTCAGGCCCTTCAGAATGTCGATTTCGTCATCTGGTTCCGGGTCGAACCCCGGCATCCATCCTCGGCCGCCACCGCCATCCGACATGATGGGGAACGAATACGCCGATTTTCCTTTCGCGCCATACTTTCCGGGGCTTATCGGCTTATACACGCGCAGGAACGCCGGTTCGGGAAAAAGATAGTCGCAGGCGATGGTGAGCTTGACCTCGCTCAGATCGGGTTGACCAAGGACGTTGACCATAAGCTGGCCCACACCCTTCGCACCATTCTGGCTGTATCGCGCCCTGCCCGCCAGCGTATGACCGGAACACGGCATACCACGTGTGATGGGATCAACGGCATGGAAGTAAGAGATTGCACCCGTGGGCGTGTGCATGAGGTGGAAGAATCCCGAATTGTCCACTTCCCACCACCTAACCGGATGAAATTCTTTCCACTCCTTCGCCATGTTCATGTTGATGAGGTATGCCGCGATTCGCGATTTCTGCCGGTCGCTAAGACGCTTATATGAGGCGAGGTCCTTCTTGATGTTTGCGGTGCAGTCTCGAACGAATTCAGGCAGAAACTCGCAGAGCGGACTAAAGGCCTCCATGACCGCCTGCTTCTCATCGATTTTCGCGATATCCGTCACGCCAATGACCTTTCGTTTCCCTTGGATAACTTCTAAAAGAATATTTTAACACTAGATGTTACTATCAAGGAATAATTCGCCGCCCTTCAGGCACCACCAGAAATAAAGCCGCTTGCCGCAACGTTCGACCGGCGTGTCGCGACTGCCATCTTGTATAACTTACTTAGTTGAGCTATAATTATTATGTAAGCGAAAGCAGAACAGTGGAAGGAGGTGAGACATGGATGAGATCTGGAAAGCGATAGAAGCCATCGGCTCCCTGCTGGTCGGAATCGCCGCAGTCATCGCGGCGGTGAAATCCAAAGGCAACGAGCCACCACCCGCACCGAAGCCCAAG